GTTCCTCTAAAGATAGAGTAGAAAGAGTTTTCTTTAACGTGTATAATTTCGTCTGGGCCATAGTCTACATCGTTATAGGTGTACTTCTCTATGAATGTTTTAGGATCTGCATGAATAGTTACGCTATCTGCAGGAAGATGGTACAGGTGAGCACCATCGTAGTATATAAAAATGTTTCCGTCTAGTAAGTAGTCAGTGATTAGGTTTCTTTTAAAGGAACTTACATCTTGAAATAAGTTAGGCTCTTTATTAAGTAGCTTATTTACTGTAGATCGTCGTATACCTTTTTGAACACCATTTGTTTGATTAGGCTGAACAACTACTGGAATCTCTGCTACATCGTCTACAATCATATTGACGCCACGATTAACAATCTCTAGCGTTTCATAGAACTGCTCGTAGTTCTGAGTATATTCTCTAGATCCTTCTTTATCGTTACCGAAGTACTGTTGTATAGGATTCAATTTTTCCATGTCGGCTTCTTGAGCCTTATTACCACCAAAAATGTTACTATACCATGCCATGCTTTTCTCTTTGAATCTCTACCCAGTTCTTCTGCTTACTAGCAGTGCCTAAGCTAGGGTTTCTCCCATAAATGGAATGTAACTGTAAATGATGAGCATTGCACAAAGTTACTGTATGTTCGTATAACTCTGCTTGATGCTCTGCTATGAAGTCTTCTCTAAAAGAGAGTACATTCTTGGGGTCTAGTTTGTTCTTTGCAACGTAGTCATGTATTAGAGGAGCTAGTGTATAAAAGTGGTGAAAGTCTAATTTGACTTCTTCTCCACATATTCGGCATTCAGTGCCTTTTTTATACTTATTCTTTGCTTTGTCTCTTATGTATTTTACGATGTCTCTTTTTAAATCCATTTTCTAATACCAGAATTATATCGAGTTTGAGGTACCATGTCAAATATTATTTTTGCATGGTATCATTAAAAACCACTGTTTGATGTTTCAAACGAGTAGAGAGCGTATCTGAGAGCATCCGCCATGTGCGAGGCTCTATTATGTTTTGGTTTTTCTTTAAGTAGGTTAGGGTTGGGGTCCCATTGGTATTGGTCTAAGGCGGCCAGAGTTTCTGTGCAAGTCTGATCTATAAATAAACGATCATTGTCGACTATTCCTTCTACTCTTGCAATACCATCTAAAATTGATTTCTTAGCGTTGATAGTACTAATGTCATAATTTTGCGCAAAGTCAAATCGAGTTTGTTGAGCTGCGGAGTCAATAAAGATATAATCTATGTCCCACTTATCAATAAGTCTTTGTATTTCACCTGCGTGTTGTTCTGTTGTCTTTTCAGCGTCTAAGTATTCATCCAGTAAGTAGAATGTCTCTTCATCCCAATCATATCCAAGTACACAAAATGCTGTAGGATCTCTGTAGCCTACGTCTAGTCCTGCAAATATATCGAGACGTTTAGTCTCCATTTGCTGAAAGTCACCTGTACACTTTTCAAAGTCAAAGCTCCATACTTGACCTTCAAATGTGTTGAAGTCAGCTTCATATTCTTGTCGAAATTCTGCTTCAGACATACTCTTTCTAGCTTCTAGAATATCGTTCTCTGACATACGGGGATTAGATCTATAGGTGGCTTTGATGGATACCCACTCAGAAAATTGTTCATCGAAGCCTCTATCAAAGAACTCTGCAAACCAGTTGTTGCGACCCCGTGGTGTGGAAATAAAGATTGCTTTAGAATTGTCTTTATCTAGAGTAGGACGTAGTGCTACATTGAAAGCATCTTTACCGTCGGCGAGGGCTGCTTCATCAAAAATAATTAAATCATACGATCTACCAACACAAGAGTCAACTTGGTTTACTGATCCCATGCGGATGGTAGAGCCGTTAGATATTTCAATAACTTTATCTTTTGCGTTGTCTTTCGTAACTTCTAGGTCGAAGTGTTTGATTAACGTGCGCTGTAGATCAAAAGAAATTTGAGATAGGGCATAGTTGGGGGACATAATAAGAATATTGGAACCAGGAACAAGAGATACTAGTTGCCCAATAATATTCGCTATGTAAGTTTTTCCTTGACGTCGTGAAACAGCAGCACAAACGAATCTGTACTTAGGAGAGTTAATTGCATTTATAATAGCTACTTGGGAAGGGAGCGCCTCAATACCCAGTAAATCCATGTACGGCTCTACTGGGAGTTTGAGAAACTTATCTGCTACTGGAAAATCAAGAAGGTAATCTGGGATTATATCTTGTCTACTTACTTCTATCATACTTTATAAGTCTCTTTTGAATATGTTACTTTCGACTCATCCATGCGGATACTCCCATGTATGCGCCCACTACACCGGCTTGCGCTATGTAAAATAATCCTAACAAATCTGCCAGGGCTGCTACTCTTGATTCTGCGATACTGGGTGTAAAGAGTAGGGCACTGAAAACTATCATTGACCCCATTGCTACCCATGCCATTCGTTTCTGTGCTTCGGACTTCTCTTCTCTTAGCTCTATCTCTAGCATGTCTTGGGCTCTTTTGATTTCTTCATCAGACACTGTCCCGTCCCCGTCTAAGTCAAACTGTGCATATACTGAGTCTTTTTGTAACTGCTTCATTTACAATCACAATCTTCACACTCACAAGGAGGCTCGCAAGGACACTCACATCCTTCGCTACGCATAAGGTTCATTATGTCCTTACGCTGTTGTTCTATCTTTTCAGCTTGTTGTCTAAGTTCGAATTCTTGAATATCTGTTCTCATGTATTACCCCTTAATTACACTGATGATGAAAGTCAAAAGTAAAGGAACTAAAAAGATAGCTACACCTATTGCTATAGCACCTAACTTAATCATACTCATTAGTTCTTTTCGTTCTTTCTGTTTACGCCTTACTTCATCCAGTCTTCGTTTCCTAGCATTTGCTAACTCTTGCATGGCGTCAGCGTACAACCCTCCGTTGCCACTAACTACGAAAAGATCTTTAATCTCTTTCATAGTTTCATCAATTTGTTTCTTAGTTAAGGCAGCCTGTATAGCATCTTTTTCAGTTAACTTACCTTGATTAGCTAACGTCTGTAAGTCTACTTGTGCACTGCCTAAACTAGTAAGGAACCCGCTTATCGTAGATATATCATTAGTTGTAGAAGCAACTCTGTTGATCATCGAGGTAGCAGTATTGACTGCTGACACTATCGCTCCGAGTTCCATTAACATTTAGCATCACCATTTAACTTTGTCCGCCCAGTATGCGGCTGACATCTTGCCTTTAGCAATATTCTTTGCGTGGCGTGCTTTGAAACTCTTTCTCTTTGCTTTCATTGCAGCTGACTCGCCCGCTTTAGGCTTTCCTGCTGTTTTAGCTCCTTTTTGACCGAATCGAATAGTCTTTACTTTAGCGCCTACTTTAGCCACAACGATGTGTGATTTTTTAGCGTGTCCTGGAGTTCTTTTTGGCTTGTTGTACCCAGAAACCCCAGCTTTCTTAAGTCTTGAATCTTTTTTCTTACTTTTTCTTTTTACCGCCACGTTTTTTTCTCTTTACAAAGGTGCTAACGTTAGTTGGCTTTCCTCCTGGATTACCAGCTGCTCGTTTTCTGCGAACAGCTGACTTTCGTTGCTTTTCAGTAAGACCAGCGGCTTTGGCTTTTGGAAGACACTTTGGATAACTTTTTTTGCCTGATTTGGTTCTTCCGCATTTCTCAAAGCCGCCACCCTTTTTCTTTCGAGAAATGTCAACCCATTCCTCTTTAAACCACTTCTTTAAACTCACGGTCTATCTCCTATGGCCTCACTTCTTCTTTTTCTTCATGAGTGCTTTACGAAGTGCTGGTGGTAACTTCTTCTGAGCGGCTGTTAAGCCTTTCTTTTTACTAGGTGACTTCTTACCCTTCTTGGCTGGACGCCCTCTCTTCTTTCCGTATGTTCCTTTACCTGCTGGCATCATTTGCTCCCCATGCGGTATTTTCCGCCTTTGGCTTTATAAGTTTTTACAAGCCATCCGTTTGCATAAGCTGAAGGGTACACAGCAAACTTTCGTTTAGCTTGTGCCTTCACTCGTGCGTAAAGTTTTTTGTTAGTAGGTACGGGCTTTTTCTTTGCCGTTTTACGTTTCTTACGAACAGCCACTTAAATCTCTACTGACTTAGCCCCTTCT